GGCTTGGGAGCCTTGGACGGCTTGCCGGCCTTCATGGCTGCTTCGCGTGCGACGTTGAGAGCGATAGCCACGGCCTGTTTTTTAGGACGGCCGGACTTCTCTTCCATCTTGATATTCTCGCCGATACTGGTGCGGCTGTAGCCTTTCTTCAATGGCATGGATCATCACTCCAAAAGTAGCGAGGGGCCGAAGCCCCCCGCGCTTTGCATCAGCCGATGCGGTAGCTTACGAACGTGTCAGCAGCAGTTTTCCGGGTACGGAAAAGAGCGCTGGAGCTGATCGCAACTACACCAGAGCCAACCAGCGTGTGCGTGGTAGCAACGCCAACTTGCAGCGTCACGGTGTCACCCGCGCCAGCCGACAGGTTGATGATGGCCCAATCGAAGTACTCATCGACAGCCAGTTGCGTGCCAGCATCAACGTCAACGCCGTTTGGCAGGTCGAGGGCAACCGTTGCGCCAGTGGCGTGCGTGTTGCTGACCAGACCGCCAAGCACATCAGCCGCGGTGAGCTGGATGGCAGCGTTGCGTGCTACTGGAGCGCCTTGGTTGGCGATACCAGACACAACCGGAGCCGTACCGATGTTGTACAGCAGGTCAGTTGCACCGGGGTTCAGAACCAGCGTAGCGCCAGAGGCGTAGGGGCCGAGAACTTCGTAGCCGGTGAACGTGGCTTCGAGGTCAAGTTGTGCCGGGTAGTTGGGGAAACCAACCGACTCGAACACTTGGGCCTCGGTGGCGCTGTAGAGAGCGATGCTTTCGCCAGCGGCCAGCGTGACAGTCGTTTCGCCGAGGGCGAATGCAATAGAGTTAGCCATTGTCTTATCTCCTTAAATCGATCAGGGCTGGCCGAAGATCAGAATACCGGACATCTCAGGCTGCTTGTTTACAACGCCAAAGAGAGTGTCGAGACGGTATTTGATGTTCATGTTGTTGATGTCGTAGAACTTCTGCATGACCAGTTCAACGCCCTGATCAGTGGTTCCACGCATAACAGCCACACCAGCGTCAGCAGGTACTGCGTAACGGCCTGGCAGGATTTCCAGTGCATCGCGCTGCCAGAAGCAGTTTACTGCGCAAGCATTGGCGTTCAGCCAGGTGAAGGCAGCGGCTGCGTTTGGCGTAACGATGACGTTCTGGTATTGCAGCTCGGCATCGGTACCGCCTTGAGCGGAGACGATGGCAGGCGTGATAACCATTTGCGTGCCGTTGACAACCTGCACAACGCGGAACGTCTTGAGACGGCCAGTGCCCTGCTTGGTGATGTGATGAACAGCCTCGATTCCGTCAACCGTGAACGCATCGCCAGCGACCACACCGACGGTGTTGCTGATGGTGATGGTCTGGAAGCGGTTGTCGACGTTGGAGACTTCGCCAGTGGGGGCAACGGAAGTTGCGGTCGGCACCCAGAAGTTGCCAGCGGCGGCCAGCGTACTCATCGTGGTGACGCCACCAGCGGCAGCGGTCAGACGGTTGGCGTAGTCCATCTTGTAGGTGCTGAAACCAGCAACCTCACCGACGTAGCTGCGCTCGTAAGCGTTGCTGGACTTGGTGCCAGTGAATGAACGGGTCGAAGCAGCCAGGTCAGCGGCCAGACCGTTATAGTCACGGCTGCCGAGAGCCAAGTAGCGCTCGAAGTTGGGAACGCCCTGCTCGTTCATGAGCGCATCGCAAGCAGCCACGTCGGCGTAATCGCCAGCGCCGCCAGTGATGGGAACAACCAGCGAGCCTTGAGCGGAGGCAACGTTCAGGATGGCGACGTTGATGTCAGAGGCCAGCTTCTGCTTGGCAGATTCGCCAAGGCGCTGCTCTTGCAGTGCATCGCGCAGTTCTTGAGCGTTCATGACCCAAGGCACCGAACGGCTGAAACCGATGGTGGCAGGAACGGACAACTGAGTGTAATCAGTGAAATTGCCGGTCATATCAGTGCCGGAGAACGACTGGCTGATATAGGGCATTGGACGCCACAGGACGTTGTTGGTACGGGCCATCATCGTCTGGTCGGTGTTGTAGATAGCGACGTTCTTGCTCAGGACAAGCAGGTCGTTAAAGCCTTCGAGAATATCTTCGAACGCTACGCGTTCCTCTTTGGAAAATGAGTTTGCCATTGTTGGGCACTCCTAAATGATAATTAACGCTTGGCCTTTAATTGACGCTTGTAAGCCATGATCTTTGAATAATCACCGGTCTTTTCAGCGTCAACTCTAAGCCGTTCTAGGGTTGAGTCCACAGCGCCCGATACTGGCCCGGTGCCCCGGACTGTTTTCTCTGGCGGTGTAGCCGCCTTGCGGTTTTGAACTTTCAATTGAGTCTCCAGTTTCGCAATCGCAAAAGCGAATTTTACAGGGTCAGTGATGGCCGCAAGCTCTTTCGCCTTGCGTGGATTCTTGCCGAGCGCATAAACCACCAGTGCGGGATTCTCCGCACCTTGCAGGACGACGCCTTGTTGGGTCACGTTCAGGGTCTCAGAGACGGTTGCCTCTGCGTCCTCGAAGTCGCGCACCTTCAGGTCTGCCTTGGCTTTCCCGTAAGAGGAAAGTTTATCCTGCCACGCTTTCTGTTGTTCGACTTCGGCGTATCGGGCTTTGGCTTCTGCCTCTTCCGCTTTACGCTTTCGCTCGAACCATCCGGCGAGTTCCGCTTCGTACTTCTCAGCGTCATAGTCGTAATCCTCAAGGGTCGGCTTCTTGCCTACAGCAATTGGCCTTTCGGCCGGAGCGCTGACAGATTTCAGCTTTTCCTCAAGTTCGCGCTTCTCACGCTGCAACTGGCGGTGTGATTTACGCAACTCGCGCACCCACTCAGGCGCTGCTTGCTGCTCTTCGGAGGGCGGCGCTTCCTCTCCAATGGTGACAATTACCTCGTCGGAATCGTCCTCGGCTTCGGGCTGGCTGGCGGGAGCCACATCATCGCCAATTTGCGCGTCTGCCTCTGGTTGCTCGATCTCGATGTCGGAAACGTCTACCTCTGCCTGATCGTCTTTCATAATGACCCCATTCACTCAGCCCATAAAACGGCGGGCTGGCTGCCGTATACCTACATTTTGCGCTATTGCGCGAGAATGTCAAAAAATGCGCGTCAGCCGACTGGCCACGCCACGCAGCTGCTCATCGGTCGGGCCTTGGCCCTGCGGGAACATACTTTCCACTTGCTGACGATTGCCAAGCGCGGCGATGCCTCGAACAGCGCCAGCAAATGTTCCACGACCAGGCGGCCTACGAATGTTGGTGACGGGCTGGTTCGGATCGCGCCGCGCTACGCTGACGGCTGACCCACCGCCGAGCGCACCACTGATAGCGCCCCCGAGTGACCCCATCGGTCTTGATAGGCCTTGCTGTAGTTGCTTGACCGGAGGCTGCGACCGGATTGACTGGAACACCGGCCCGGACTGCTGTGGCATCGGCTGTTTCTGTGGCGGCTGTGAGCGTATCGAGTCAATGCCAGGCCTTGCCAGTGGGGCAATCATCTCGCCGATGTTGCCAAATAGACCGCCCCGCGGTGCCTGCATCCCGAAGGTCTGCGCCAGCATCGATGGCGTGGCAGCCGTCTCGGCCATGGTGGCCTCTGGCGCTTCCTGCTGTGGCTGTGCTTCCAGCCCTTGGAACGGCTGAGCCATGCCTTGCTGCTGGCGCAGGAACTGTGCGAATGCTTGTACGATAGCGTCGAAGTCCATTATTCCATCCCCATCATAGGCGGCTGTTGAATTTGCGGCGGCTGTGTCGGTAGTGACACCGGAGCCTGCGTGGCAGTGCGGGCCAGATCGTTGACCGTCTGCGCTGTCTCCAGAGCCTGCTTGGTCGTGTCAAGATCCACCTTGGCCAGCGTCTCAACGGTCTTAGCGCGGATGAGTTCGCTGTCGGCCACGGTGCGGACGGTATCGGCGCGAGCGCGGGCAGCCTTGGCAATGGCTTCCTCGGCCGCTGCTTGCAGGAAGATGGCGTTAGGGTCTTGCGCCTGCTGGGCTTGCATCTGCTCTTCCATGAGTCGCATGGCTTCCTCTTGCGTCGGCTTGACCACGCCGAGGCGCAACAGCCGCTCGCGGAAGAAGTCGCGCACGTCACTGATGCCCTCGCCTTCCATGTTCATGATGGCCATCGACTGGAGTACCTGGGCGATCTCAGGATCTTGCGTGATTTGTATCATGCCCATCAGAGCGCGAACCGTTGCCTGCCGCTTGCTGCTGCTTGATGGCCCAACGTCCACGGTCACATCGAAGGTAGCGGCAGACATGTCGTTCTCGACCTCCACCTCGCCGTTCTCGCCAAGCACTGGCCGCATCAGCTCAACGCTGTCCACCTCATCCTGAGCGCCGACCATTTTCATCTTGCGGCCCTTCTCAACGTACACATCGCGGGCCATTTCCAGCCAGACTTCGCCGCAGCGCTTGACGGCCTTTGACCAGTTGCTTATGTAGATGAACGACTGCATATCCACGCGCTGCTGGATCAGCTCGACGGCCTTGCCGCTGATGTTGCTGACCAGCTTGTCGGCCTGCTGCTGGTTGCCGAGCACGTCCTGCATATCCTTCTCAGTGACCGTCAGAAGCGCCTCCATGGCTGGCGGCACGACGGGCGGCTTGGTGTAGCCGACTGGCCCTGTCGCGGCGCTGTTGCCGTTCTGATCGGTTACAGGGTTGAGCAGCAGGTACGGGTAGTTTTTCAGATTGTCCTCAGACCACATCAGCTGATGGCCTGCGACCTGCTCGGGCAGGAAGATAGGCTTCTCGACGCTGGACAGCGCGGCGATCTCGCCGAGTTTGCTGCGCTGCATGTTAGCCAGGCGCTGCGCGTCCTTGGCCAACCGGACGTGGCCCATGCACCGTTCCACGTTGTCAATGAACCAGCGCTTGCCGTAGACAGGGATGACCGGAATGCACTTGCCGGCGATGTAGCCCAGATCCTCAATGATGCGCGCACCGTTCATGATGTACTTGCGCACCTTGCGGCGCTTGACCTTCTTTTGCCTGACCTCGACGCTGCCGATGGCCGCCAGCGTGGTCTCCAGCTCAGGGTCAGCCTCAAAGTCGCGCTCCATATAGCGCTCTTCGGTGCCGTCGAGGTTCTGAAAGATCCTGACCGTCTCGCGCACGTCCTCGACGCGGTAATACTCGGCGATGTAGACCACGTCAGGCGTGAGCCAGTCGAACTCGGTCTGATAGACCTCCTTGGGCCAGCTTGCCGGGTCATCGCCCCATTCGGCCTCATAGGCTGCGCGGGTTACGGCAGTGATAACAAAGCAGCGGGTCGCGTCGGACTTGTCCTGGCGCTTGGCGTTGAGGTCAAAGAACACCGAACTGTCAGCGTCAAAGATAGGCTCAATGCGGATGCGCTGGCGGTCATTGTCCTCGTCGTACTCGTCCTCCCACTCAGTGCGGAGCCTGAACGCCCCAAAGCCACCGGCCACTGCTTCCTCAAACGCATTGTCGTATGCTTCCTCGGCCACGCTGTCGATCTCGTCAGCCCGGAACAGTCCGTCGCATACGTCTGCCAGTTTGTTGTCCTTGGTGCCGTCCTTGCTGACAAAGTCAACAGTCGTGCGGTTGTTGCGGTACTCGGAGATGATCCGCATGACCGCCAGCATGATCTTGTTGACCTCGAACTTGGGCTTGTTCTCGAACTGCTGGCCGATAGGGCCTTCCCACTGCGCACCGGCAATGCTGTAGAACCGCCGGTCTTGAAGGCACTGGAGGCGTTCATCGCGCAGGGCTGACTGGATGTCATCGAACTCGCGCAAGGCCTCGGCGTGCAGGTTGGCGAGGTACTGTTCTTTTGTCATACGGGCCATCGGTTACCTCCAGCGGTTGGCGGTCGCCAACGGCGTAAAATTTTGCACCGGCTTGACATTCGCAGCGCGGCGTACTCCCTCACAAGCATAGCGTAAAGCGTCAATGAGGTGGTTGCTTTTGTCCTCAAGCACCGGCAGGACGCGGCCTGTGAGCGGGTCGGACTTGTAGCGATACAGGGTCAGCTCGTCGATGGTGTGCGTGCAGCGCGGATGCACCACGATGTCGAATGACTTTAGCCACTCGATACCTTCCTCGACGGACTTCGGCCCTTTGACAGCGGCCATGATCTTCGGAAAGCCGTTCTTCCGCATGTGGGCAATGGTCTCCGGCCTAGAGCTATCAGCCACGATAGGCCACTTCTCGGCCTCTGGGACGGTCATAAACAGCGAGGGCGTGTCCATGATCTCGCAACCTACCATGTAGGCCTCGTGGTCGATGTAGAGCGTCCTGCCGACGATGTGACAGCGCACCAGTACGGTCGGGTCTACCGCAAAGCCCCAGTCAGCGCCGAGGCGATGGACGGCATCTTTAGGTGCGTCGAACTCCTCCACGCGCCAGTTGCGGAACACGCGGGCCTCGGAGTTCTGCAAGTACTGGCCTTGCCAGACGTGGGCGTACTTGTCCGGGTCACGGTTGCGGTCGTACTCCATCTCGGCGCGTAGCACGTCAGGGAACCACGGGTTCTGTTGCCAGTTGACCTCGATCACTGCTGCATCAGGCGGCGGCTTTTCTCCACGCAGGAGGGCATCAATCGGATCAGAGGCTTCCCGCGGGTTCCAAGTAAACCAGAGTTCTGAGCCAGGCTTGCGGATCGTAGGCCGGAGCATGTCTAGGCTGCGCTGGCTGAGGCTCTGTGCTTCCTCGACCCATGCGCAATCAACGCCCTCAAGCGACTTGATGCTGTCGCTTGTATGGTTTTGCATACCCTGAAACATGATCATGCCATCACCGTGTTTTGATTTGATCACGGCTTCCTGCACGATGAAATAGTTTTGAACGCCAAGCTCTTCTATCTTGAGTTCGAGCAGGCGCTTGACTGATTGCGCCAGAGACTTCTGCACTTCACGCACGCAGACCGTTCTGCGCTTCTGATCCATGACGTGGGCCTCAATCACCATCTCTGCGAACAAATGGCTCTTTCCAGATCCACGACCGCCCCATGCGCCTTTGTAGCGGGCAGGTTGCAGCAACGGCAGCGCCCATTCTGGAGTCGGTATTTGCAGTGTTCCGTTATTTGTCATTCTTGATCACGACTCGCTCAATGGTCTTGATTGCGAGCGGGTTTTCCTGATCGCCAGCCAACTCAAGCCGGTCGCCATACTTTTTTGGGTTCCACTTGGCTAGCAGTTTAAGCCGCGTTTCGACGCGAGCCTTTTGCCACTGGATATAACCTGGGTCGCGCCGGCCGTGTTGGTCGCGCTCTGGCTCTTCATCCATGATGTGAAAAGCCTCTTGCGCAATAGCGTCAGCGCCTATATCGCGCGCGCGTGCGAAGCGAGCGGCGAACTCGCGGTCATTCTCCATCCAGTCATAGACCGACGCCCAAGTCGGAGAACCGTCTTGCCGGCAGAAGTCCCTCAGAGTTTTGCCATTGGATATCCACTCGACGATGGCATCTTTGACAGCAGGCATAGTTGCAGCAAACGGCCCTTGGCCTTTTGGCCGGCCTACCTTTTTGGGCGAGACTGCTTTCTGCTTTGCCTTACTCATTCCCAGAACTCCGGGTCTTTGTCTCTAGGTTCAAACAGCGTCCGCACCATGGCCACGGTCGCCACCAGCAGGAACACCATCAGGATAAACGGCATCAGCAGGGCGATCAGTAGCGCGGCCAGTGTCCGGGCGATGATGTCGTAAATCATATGGTGCTTTTGTGTAGCTTGTAGCCGGGCGTCTTTTCAACGCGCTGGATGTCCTCTAGCGAGTATAGCCGATCTGTGCCGTTCATGATGTACATCAAAGTCGGCCACTTGGCCATAACGGAGGGCAGCGCCTTGACGTTGACGCTCCATCGCTCGGCGATCTCACGCAGGGAGATGGTCGGCATCCTGCCGGCCCGCATCTCGCCCAGCTGGGCCTCTTTGCTGATCGTTGAGGGTATGGTCTTGATTGACCCCCCCTGTGACAGGAACAGCGCCACGGCCGAGAGTATCTCCTGTCTGGCTGCCTCCTTCTGCCGGAGGGCTGTCTGAGTCGATGCTGGCCGCTCTGGCCGGTTGTCTGCGTGCAGGTCGATGGTACCCCATTCGGTCATTGTCTGCCCCTTGGCTGTTGTTATCAGTTGAGCGTAGACGCGCCATCAGTCATCCGCAAACAACTCGCCAATGCCATCTATTTTCTTGAGTGCCTCCATCATTGATGACGGGTCTACATCATCCCAAGCAAGCGCTTGGACTGCTTCCACCAGCAAGTTGATGATTTGTTCGTGAGCATCCATTGATCGGTATTCGCTGAACACAGCACCGACCGAGCAGGTCATGTCTGAATGCTTGAAATTGAGCGGATGGGTGTCAGAACAGGCCTTTCCGCCTGGATTCCAAAGGAGAGTAGCGCTGGAGAGTGGTATGGTCATCTTTTCACCTGTTGCGTTAGCAAAATCGACGGTGTCTAGATGTTACCGGTTGTTGATGCGCTTAACGCGCATCTTACCAACACTGGTAACAATCGTCAACACCCCACCTGCTTGTTACCAATGTTACCGCTAACACTCTGGTAACATCAGTAACAACACTTTCTGTGTGGTTATCGGTTGAGGAATGCCCCCATGAATGGCCCGTTCAAACCCCAGTCCGTAGGGCTGTAACCATCGTCCACCTCAAAGATATAAGCGGCCTCCAACAGGGTGCGCTTGGACTTGGCGATGGCAGTTCGCCGGGCGCCGTCGGACTTCCACTCGCGTTCCTTTGTCCACTCTGACCAGTTGTATGCGCTGACAAACGGCCGTCCGTTTCGCGTGGTTCCGTAGGATGAAAGCGCGGCACCCTCATACATGCGGCGGGCTTCGGACAGCCCCTTGGTCTCCTTTTTGGTGTCGCTGGCGGGTTCGTCGGCCTCTGCCGGAACGACCACGGCCGAGGTGATTTCGTCTCCATCGTCAGGATCTGTGCCGATGACAACCGGGTGCAGGGTAAAGTGGCCTTTGATGCCGTCCATGCCTTCCTTCTGCTTTTCCAGCGTCCAGGTACGCAGGCTGGATTCTGTGTCCTTTTCCAGCTTGATGATGGTCTCCAGCGCGCCCGGAAGGGCAGAGCCGCCGCGGATTCCCTTAGCTGAGTCTTTGCCTGGGTGAGCCACCAGAACGGCCGAGGCTGACAAAGAGCGGCACATTGTTTCGGCAATGGTGGCAAGCTTTGACTGATCGCCGTTTTCGTTTTCCTCAAAGTCCCCGGCAGCGCGGGCCAGTGTGTCAAAGAACACTACAAGGCCAGTGTGCTTGTCACCGACCATCGCCCGGATGGATTCGGTCAGGTCGGCAATGTCGGCGGGGCTGGAAAATGCAAACGGGCTGTGGGCGACGATATAGAAGTTGTCCGGCAGTTTGCGACCGTTGTGCATTTCCCATGCTAGTAGTCGGCCGGTAAAGCCGGTGGCCGCCTCGAGCACCACATAGACTACGGTGGCCTGTTTGGTGCGGTATCCCTGCCAGTCTGCGCCCTCGGCGATATGCGCCCCCATGTCTAGGGCAAGGAAGGATTTGCCTGTGCCTGGTGGCCCATAGATGGCCGACACGTCGATGGCTGGCAATACGCCCTTGATGCGCCACTTGGTAGATGGCATGGCCGATAGTTCGGTTGCCCTGACCAGTTTGTATCGTTCGTTTTGGGCTGGCGTTAGCAACGCGGCCAGGTTGTGTCCGGCCTGCACATAGTCGTTGGCATCGCCCTCAATGGGCGGCACGATGAAACGCGCCCCGTATTTAGCACTGGCCTGCTCGGCGTATCGCTGGCCGACGCCGGAGGCATCATTGTCGGCCACAATCACAATAGGTGCGGCCATTCGCTCGCGCAGCATACCAGTCACCGGAACTAGGTTGCTGGCGCTGTAAGCCACAAATACGGGCTGCCCGGTGGCCTCATGGATAGTAGCTGCCGTGGCAAAGCCTTCTGCAACATAGACCAGCTTGGCATCCTCGATGGCTCCAAGCCACCAGTAACAGCCGCCGGTTGCCCCGCCAGAGTGGTACTTTTTGTCCCCGTCTGCGCTGATGTACTGGAGGCTGGATAGCTCGCCGTTTGGCGTGTACAGAGGCACCATAAGCCGGCCATCGCCAGTAACACGCGCCCCATGCACCTTTATTCCCTTACGTTGCAGGTACGGGTGATCTGGGCTGGCGGTCGCACCGTCTGACCATATCAACTGCACGGTGCTGGCGGCCACCTCATGTTTACGGGCCTGTTCGGCATCGCGGGCCGCCTTGGCCTCCTCAATGCGCCGCTGTTGGGTCAGATGCTCGGTCATGGTGAGCTGACGACCCACCTCGGCCTTCCATGTGACCTCGACGCCCAAGCGCCAGCAGCCGAACCGTCCTGCCGGGACGCCATCGGAGTAGGCCACATACCAGCCCGGCTTGTCGCCGTGACCTGGCTTGCCCTTGGTGCCACTAGCAAACCGATGGACTTTGCCATCTAGCCATATTTGATCTGGAGGCGTCAGCCCTGCCTCTAGCATCGCTTTGCGTAACTGTAGCTCTGGCGGGTCAATCACCCGCTCTGATGGCGGCTTCCAAGGGCCGCCGAGGATTTGTGTAAGGTCAGCCATGCTTTGTCTCTTTTTCGGCCTTGAGTTTGTTTTTTGTTTTAACTTGCAGCTCGTATTGGCGAGCCATGGGCGGGTAGTCGCCCCACCTGTATACAACATGGGGCCAAATGTTTAGCGCCTCGGCCAACGCCTTGACGCTTCCGTAATGAGTTATAGCCTGCTCGGTGGTCATGTGCGCCCCTCTTTTTGATGATTCAAACACTGTAGACCACAAGCGCTTTGACCTCAAGGTCAAATAATTTAGAAAATAGTGTTGACCGTAAGTGTTGCCGCCGGTATAGTTTCCCTATGCCAAGCGGAATTACCCGACCGGCAGTAACAAAAGGATACGCAAGATGAAAACGAAGCAATGCACGCGCTGTGTTGGAACTGGCAATGTCGGCAACTATGCGCACGTCAAAGGTGGTGTGTGCTTCAAGTGCAACGGAACTGGCAAGCAGGTAGTGATGAAAAATGAACGTCAACAGAAAGTCTGGTATCGCGTAGAAAATGAATTTGGTCACTGGTTTATTTTTAACAGCAAAGAAAAGGCAGAGGCGCTGGTTAGCCAGTGGAACGATATGGGCGTAAATGGAAGCCTTATTGTAAAAACGAAAGAAGTAATTGTTAAGGTGCCAGCATAAGCTGGCAACCAGTAAGACCTCCATGCCCATTCTTGACGAGTGGGCATCAGGGTCTACACTGACCATTCGCCGACCGGATTCCCCGACTGGCGTTTAACTGAGGTAACAATATGAGCATGATACTTAAACGAAGCGGCCGCCTGACCGCCAACGGCGTAAAGCTGCTGGTATACGGCCAAGCCGGGGCTGGCAAGACCAGCCTGATTCCAACGCTACCAAAGCCGGTAGTCCTGAGCGCAGAGGGAGGCTTGCTGTCTATCCAAGACGCAGACCTTCCCTATATCGAGGTCAACTCGATGGCAACGCTGCAAGAGGCCTACCGCTGGCTGACCAGCAGTGCCGAGGCTGCCGAATTCCAATCTGTGGCTCTGGATAGCATTTCGGAAATTGCCGAGGTCTGCCTAAATACCGAGAAAAAGGCCAGCAAAGACCCACGGCAAGCCTACGGTGCGATGCAGGAGCAGATGACGGACATTATACGTGCATTCCGCGACCTGCCCGGAAAGCACGTCTACATGAGCGCCAAGCTGGAAAAGAGCCAAGACGAGATGGGCAGGATGCTCTACTCGCCCTCGATGCCGGGCAACAAGACCGGCCAAGCGCTGCCGTATTTTTTCGATGAGGTGTTGGCCTTGCGCGTTGAGAAGGATGCCGAGGGCGCAACCCAGCGGGCGCTGATGTGCGATTCCGACGGGCTGTGGGTTGCCAAGGATCGGTCTGGCAAGCTGGCTGCGTGGGAGCCTGCTGACCTCGGCGCAATCATCAGCAAGATCGGAGGTGGCAAATGAATGTAGATCCTGACCACGACCTTGATAGTTGGCCTGTTCCCAAAGATTGGCCCTCTACCATTTTCGATCAATGGATTGAGGCAAAAGAGGCCGAGCGCTTTGCTATTGAGCAGCGTCGAAAACTTGAAGATCAAATGGTTGCCGAGCTTGGCGTTGCTGCGGATCTTGACGGCACCAAAAACTTCAAACGCGGGCCTTTTGCTATTAAGGTGGTCGG